AAAAACACTAAGTGTCTATCGGGTGTTGATACTAAAGTTTGTATAGCTGCTGTCGGTGCATTAGCAATAATCGTTGCTCTTGTACCTGTGGCACTGTCAGCATCTGAATTCCATTCAAATGTTGCACCATCAACTATGGTTGCAATTAATTTATTTCCAAAATTATCTAAAGACCATACACCAGGAGCAGTTACAATATCTCCTGTTTGTGATGCACCCCATTTTGTATAGTCGGATGCATTTTTAACTGTTGCTCCATCTGAGTGTGCTGCTGCGGTTGTGTTATCTGATCCTCTTGTCAGTCCTCCTAAAGTTTCTGTACCACCCGTATTAGATGTATAAGCAATACGCTCATCATCAATAACCACGGTACCTGTAGCAGGAAACGAAGCTGAGTCATCTAGTACAATGCTGGTTGATGCATCTGTTAATGCTCCATCGAGTGTTGATTCTCCAACTCCTAATTTAACACCACTCCAAAGTCCTAATCCCCAACCGGCTGCTGATTCTTCAACTGCAGGTCCTATAGTGTAATAATGTCTTACTCTTATTCCTCCGGATGTTGTGGCTCCCGATCCACTTTCCGCTGATCCCATTGTGACCGTAATTGTTGTTGTGGTTGGTACGGTTGTGACCATGAAATTATAATCGTCAAAATCACTAGAACTAAAATTAGAATTGGTGATAGCAGTAAAATTATCGAGAAGAACAATATCCCCTTTGCTAATTCCATGAGAGCTTGCAAACGTGATCGTGACAGTTGTTGATCCATTGGTTGTTGTAAAGGCATTGGTTAATGTTGTTGTACTTTTAATAGGAGTTATATCATAAAAAGCTCCTCCAGAATAGACATATAAAAATCGGTTGGTGCCTAAAGCGGCGTACTTAATACCACTTGCATTAACAAAATGGTGTAGCGCCGTGTTTCGTCCGGTAATGGTTTTATCTCCTAATTGAGACCAGCCCCCTATTTTTTCAGGAGAGCCATAACGAAATCGTACATAGTCGCCACTCACCCATTGGCCTTCTCCGCCAGTGGCTGTGACTTGTTTATTGAATCCAGGTGCAAAATTTAATTTTTGTAGCATAATTATCTAGCCGTACAAGGTACTCCTTTTGAATTGACGAATGGTGCTTCTGCGAAAGCCATATACACATAGGTTTCAGAATTATTAATATCATCGTTCTTGCGCAGCTTGAACCCATTTGCATGAAAATCGACAAATGCCGCATTACTTTCTGTTGTACTACTGTAAACATACGCCCAATAGGTATTACCATTAAGCCAATCTGTTTTACTTGGAACTATATAAGCACCAGCAGTAGAATCTATGCTTTTAAAAATCACAAGTTTTGGTTTGAAGCCCGTCCAAACATACGGCCCGTTGGCATCTCCGTTTCCTTCATATGTTCCAAATTTGCTAAAACCTTGTTTTTCTGCCCAAATAAAAGCTGTATAAGTATTACTACTCAAATTTGAATCAGCAGAAACACTAAAAACAGATGAAGTAGGTTCGGTATCATTAAACATTTGTTCATCTTGCATAGCAGAAGTTAAATGAAAATATAAAACTTTATCTCCAGTATCAGGAAGATTTTGATGCCACATCATCCATCCACCTGTTGCACCTCGATTTTTTGCTAACATCCAACCTGGTTTTGCAGAAAGCCCGTGTGAAACTGTAGTTCCTGAACCTGTTCCAGTATAGTGAATTATATCAAGTCCAGCAGTAGTACTTTCTTTCCAACACCAAGCGACATAAGTATAACCATCTTCATTAATAACACCATCAGAACCAAGAGTGAAGCCGTCGGAATCAAAAGATTGTAAGGCACTAGTGTTACTTGTAGTTTCTGCTGCACTATCGTTTGGTTTAAAATAATGATATGCTTCTGTTGCCAAACTATGATGTAATTGATGGTTTGCAGAATTTGATCTTGTTTTAATCCAAACTAGGTCTGGTTGCATATTTGTTGTGCCATCGAAAGTAATAGCAGAAGTACCAGCTCCACTTCCGTGTTCTCCCGTGTAATTTTTAATTTGAAAATATGCTTCGGGGTCGTCTATTGTTGTATAAGCCATAATTAATTCCTATCCATAGTTAGCCAAATTCTTCGTGCAGAGAGCAAAATAGCCAGAAGGGACACTGTACTCAAAAGTCGTTCCACCATCATCTCCATCTGAGTTAGCTGATGAAACTGACCACGTTGTACCACCACCAAAATTATAATTTGAATTATCACTATCTCCACTAAAACCACCAGTCATCGGTGTGTAATAAGTATTTGTAATTGATATAGCTCCGGTGCCCGTTGCTCCGCTGGTAGGGTCGCCACTATCTTGCCACGTCCCGTTTTTCGCGAAATACAACTTATCATTATCCAGGTCCAAGGCTACTGAAATAATATCGTTGGCGGCATAAGTGTTACCATAGGCTTGTGTGCTATCATTATCTACAATATATCCATTATGACCATAATAACTAATAGCTAAATCATCTCCACCAAATAAACTATGACCACCTGCTGTTCCATCATCTTGCATATCATTAGAATTAACAACACTTTCACTTGCAATTCCCATAGAAGTATATTTAGCATCAGTTTGAGAACCTATCTTGTTTTCCCAATACCATTTTCCCTTATTAACAAAAAAAGTACAAGGAACCCAGATACCACTATAATCGTGTGCAACTAAATTACCTCTTGTAATTGAAACACTATCATTACCACCTAAACCTGAGCCAAAGAATAAACTATTAATGACACAAAAATTGTTAGTGGGGGAGTCCGTCATCTGGTCTGTTGCGGCTAGATTGCTTGATGTAAAATCTGTTCCACCAAACGCACAATTTCCTAGTGTGCCACTTGTTTCAAAGTCAAGATAGAATCCATTTACACCTTTATCTCCTGATAAATCTGCAACATCTTTTGGTTTCCATATTGTAGGACTGTCATCGTCAAACTCTCCAAAATCCGATGTCGCTTTTACAGTTCCGTCAATTAAAACAAACTCTGCTAAATATCCGTGCATTCTATCTTGTGATGCACTAATCCTAGCAGTTCTGGAATTAGAGTTCATAATTAAATCGTCATTTTGACTAGGGTAGGTAGATGTTTGCCAAGAAGTTTCTTGTACTCCATTAATATAAATTTTGACACGATTGGCTTCTGTACTTTGTGTTGTGTCAATTAATACAATAATCGAATACCAGGCGCTGATGTCCTTAAAAACTCTATTTGACTCAAATGACATATTATATGAACCACTTGCTTTATTTCTTACTTGGAAATTCATACCTCCATCACAATTAATATCAAAAAAATTATTTGCATCTACATAAACACTATAAAATATACATCCACTATCAGTCTTTCCTGGTTTCCACCAAAAAGAAAAATTACCTATTCTTTCATTACCATCGCCTGTTGATCTGTTTAATTCAGGAGCGTCTGCTTTATCAAACCGACAGGAATTGGCTACGGCATATCCAGTTGAAGCTGTTGCTGATGCTACGTTTCCTGGTAAAATTAAAGGCATTAATTATCCAATGTTGGTAAATCACCTAATGGTCTAATACCACTTTCATTTCTTGTATATAAAGTTTCTAAAGCTGGTGTGTCTGCTGCGTTAGTAATTGCAGTTTCTTGTTCAGCAGCTTTTGTTCTAACTGCTGCTCTGTGTGTTGTAATAGCAGAAGGTACTGCTGTTCCAGCGTCTGCTTTTCTAGTGATGTACCAATCAGTATTTTGAAGTATTGTAGCAGCTTGTTTTTTAATTGTCTGAATTAAAATATATTTTAATCCTCTATCTTTAACATCTCCAACATCTTCACCATCTGGTATTAAACCATCATCACTATCTTCTTGTGTCCAAGTACTATCAGCGTGAGCTTTAGCAGTTGCACTTCCATAAGAAGCGGTTACTTTTCCACCAGCAAAAGCAAATGATTGATTGGTATTGATATACCATTGTTCATCTTTTTTATTGGTGTTATCAAATTCTACTTCATAAATTCCAATAGCTTCTCTTTCTGCATTAGTCCATCTANAAGAAAANATATTTTTTGAATA